CCACCACCGCCACCCATAAGAGCGCCACCTACTAACCCGACACCTGCTGCACCTACTGCGCCCCAAGTCATATACTATCCTCCAGCGCTTCATACGTCGGCGCAATTACTTCATCTTCAATCTTATCTAGATCCGTTTCATCGGTCGGGTGGACAGTAACAAATATACAGTCCTCGATCGCGTAAACGGCCCGCTTTTCCCCTTTCTTTGAGTTCCAAATATGTGGCGCCTCAATTTCAATTCTGCCCTGCTCTGATACTACCACGGCACTGCCCTGGATCAGCATCGCAATGTGATCGTGGCGGTGGATCTTACCCACAACCACCCGGTCCTTCTCCAACAGCATCTCGCGCACGTAAACTCCTGGCGCAAAGTGGTGCTTCAGTGGAAAGTCATCAGATGTTAAGTGATCTGGCTGGGCCTCCAACAACGCGTGAAGGTTAAGGATCGTGCCCCTGACCCGTTTCTGTAGCGCGTTCATCATAACTCCCGTGAAGCCCAGACCTTCAGCGAGACGTCCTCGATGTAGACCGGTGAATTAGTATAGTGGACATCAACAAAAACGCCGTCCTTCGACCCGTCAAGCTCTACATCCATGTCGCCACGCCTTAATCTATAGTACCTGTCAGCGATCGGAACGCCAAGGTTTAACGAGGCAGCGGCGGTGATATCAAGCTGTGAGCCTGTCGGTATAACCGTATACAGGTACGCGTCGAAGTTGCCGTTGGCGTGGAGAGCCAGCAGGTTCACGTCGAAGGTTGTCAGCCAGAGGTGCCTGTTGTCGTTGAACTGCTCAAAACTGCAGTGGTACACGTCCAGGTCCTGGATATCTAAACTTGCCTGGGTGGACACGCTGATGGTCCCGTGGAACCACTTGTCTGTTATGTAGGCCTTGGTGAAGCTGTGCACCGTGTTGTCGTTCGCGTCAAGGCTTGAGTTGTCCGTGGATACCCCATCTATATCGATAACACTGGTGCCCATGCCCTCAGATCCGGTGTCACGGTTCACCGTAAGGCCGCTAACACGTAGCTCACCGGTCGCTCCCGCCGCGGTGTTGACCACGAAGAACATCTTGCCGATGCCGTGGTTGAACGTGAGAACCGTGCCCGATGATGCCGCGCCGGCCGTTACCAGCTGGTTGATTCCGCCGTGTATGTTTGATTCCTGCCCGCGGGCCGGGATGGAGTCGTACACCGACAGGCAGATTGAGTCCTCAAGGCCGACCAAGACATCATCCTGTAGCCGCCTAAGCTCTCTTGCCGCCCACTCGGTGACGTCCTCAAGGTTGCGCACAATATCTTCCTTGTTGCGCACCAGTGGCGGCTCCTCGGTTCTAAAATACGAACCATGGGTACCACCAGAGGCGAGATACGCACCCGTTTCTGGTGCGGCGGCGCGTCCCTTTCTGTTTCTAGTCCTGGCCACTACCTGGGCCTCGAACCAACAATATCGTAGTCAATACCGAAGCCGTTAAGCTCAACGTCAGTATCCTCATCGCACTCAAACCTGATCATGCAGACCGTGCCGGTAGCCCTCACGTCAACCTTGTCATCAACGCCCATGGCGAAGATAGCGGTGTCTACCCAGACGTTGCCATCACCGATCGAGTCACGCATGCCGATCTTAATCTTCAGGTTGCCGCCTATATTGGAACGAACACGGGGGCGAATGGCTGTTATCTGGTACTCATCATACTGGTTAAATCGACCATCTCTACCGAGCGGGAGCGCGTCCTTCTCAACGAAGAACGTGAAGCTGTCAGTATCAAACTTCAGGCCACGGTCCATCTCGAAGAAGGCCGAGTTAGGGTCCACCTGCAACAACGTGTATGTATCGCTAATACTCCAGGCGTCACTAACCGATACCGATATTAGATTCTGCGAGAAAATCACAGCACAGGTGGCGGTAACGCCGGTGGTGTTATTAACGATATAGTCACCGACCGATATTGTATCTTGAAAAGAGGCAGAAAAGTCTTGCACGGCTACCGGGCCAATGGCGTCAACCGTTCCGACCCCAACCGGGCTGGCGTCGGCGTACTTCGACATCACGATATCACGCACGTTAATCTCTGAGCTGGAGGCGTTGAATGCGATGTCGTTCTCGTCATCGAAGGCAAGCACCGCGCCCCCGTCGAACGAGTCATCGCCAGAGGTAGGGATACGACCGTAGGCCATAAACGCCGAGCCGCCCTTGGCCGCCGGTGTTAGATCCCTGGAGCTGAAGGTGTTGTCATCAAAGTCCCACACCAGGGCCTTGTTTGGGAACATTGATGTTGATGTCGGGAAGCAGAACCAGACCTCATTATTAGAATAGTTCGCCACCACGTAGGACCGCTTCCAGTTCTCGCCCATCTGGCCAAAGACCCAGTTCTTCCACTTCTTGGTGACGATCGAGTCAATGCTCTGACCGTCGTGCATGTAGATATCGCCGTCGCCAAAGAAAACATGACGGTGCCTGACCGTGGCTATGCAGTTTCGCGTTAGCAGGCCAACCTCGGTGAACTGGCGACGTATGGAGAAGATGTCCCTGGTGGACACCGGGCTAAACCGATAGATCGCGTGCTCAGCGTAAACGAAGAAGTCGTTCCTTAGTCGCTCGCCATCAAGCAGAATCCCGTAGCCGTCATCGAGCTCTACACGGCCTGCGTCCTCGGTTGTGTCGGCGTAGTCCCAGGATGGCGGCAAACCACCAACATCTGCAGGCGTTGGCCACAGAACCACGTTGTCATTAAATCCAGAGCCCTCGTTGATCCCGATGGCCATCAGGAAGGTCTTATACGGGCGCATTACCCGGCAGGCGGAGAAGATGCCCGAGGCGGTGATCTCGATGGTCTGGTTGGTTACGGCAGGAGCCCAGTACCTGGGTAGTTGAGCGTGTGAGTTTATAATCATCAGCCCGTTAAAGCTGCCACCGTTCCAGCCATAGTCCATGGAGGCGGCGAAGGAGGTCATCGATGCTGTGCTCGTTGCCGAGTTGGTGATCTCGTAGTGCGTGGCCCCATCGGTGGCATAGATCTTATCGGTGTCGCAGTAAACCCACCACGGCTGTTGGTTGTCGTCCTCGATACTGTGTAGCCAGATCGCGTTCCCCTTTGCCAGTGACCCGATGGTGCCAGAGGCCGAGGCGGTACCGAATATCTCAGTGTGGCCGGTGATCTTGGAAACCTGGGCACGCACAAAGCGCGCGTTATTACCATCCGACCACTGGTTGCGCTTTATCTGCTCGGCTGGGAGATCTTGAATGATCCCACCGCCCATATCTGGAAAGTCTACGTTCATAGCGTCGGGAAGTCTGGCTCTTCGTCATTCATCCACTTGCGGACCTTGTTTAACACCTGGGCGTAGGAGATAAGGACCAGCGGGGGGATCTTGCTGATGATCTTCTGCGGGCCAACGAAGTCAACACGGACCTTGCCGTTACGGCCGTTGAACTGGATGATCGCCTTATAGCTGCCACCCAGCGGCTTTTCCCGCTTGATACTGTTCTCGATGATCTTTATCTCATCGACGCTTTCCTTAATGGCTAGCTTTGTTTGTGTATATGTTGGCATTTATCTCTCCTATACCCATGTGCCCGAGGCGTTTTGTGTGCCGCCGAGTAGATTCCCGGTGCCTATAATCTTCACCCTGCCGCCGAAGTTAACGATTGACTTACCGCCGACGCCGCCGTTGCCGCCAGAGCCCTCGTAGGTTAGCGATCCCACGCCGGCAGATCCATCGCCACCGGCCTGGCCGTTCTGACCCCAGGTGCCACCATTGCCGCCGTTACCTGAGCGGAAGTTTACGGCACCGTTGGTGACCAACGTTCCAGATCCACCAGTACCGGCGCCAGCAACGGTGCCATCGCCCCCGTTTGAGCCTTGAACCGCCGCTAACCAGCAGCTAACCGGGTTAGCGTATCCTCTTGAGCCGCCTTTTTGGAGGTGATACGACTGCCCGGCGCCGCCACCACCACCAGATGCGCCCTTATCAGAGTATGAGGCAACGCCACCGCCACCGCCGCCGCCGCCACCACCATAAATGGTGCCACTAGCGGTATCAACGATACACAGCGTGTCAACATTAACCTCAAGCGCTGAAAACGAGGTAATGCTTTGACCCGCTGAGCCAGTGCCTCCGCTGGCGAGACATCCTGCAGATCCACCATTGCCGCCCCAGCCGCCGGTCCCGTAGATAGCCCCCTTGTTGACAAAAACAAACAGGTAACCGAGGCCTTGGCCAGCACTGCCAGCGATATGAACCGCGTCTAGGCTTGTCCTGGCGTGAACAACGACGCTGGGCTTAAAGCTAACGAGATACTTCCGCGGATAAACCGTATCCACGGGCCATCTCGTTGGTGTACTGCCCACGAATATATTGGTATAGGTCCCGGAGAACTCCATCGCCAGCTGTGGAATTGGCATTACACCGATCATGACATGTCGAACCCTGTCTGGTAACCCATGACAGTTGTACCACCGTCCTTGGTGCTGAATGCGTAGGTTGAAATTGTACCGGCCAATTGGGACATTGGCGGATATACACCACCGGACCACTTGACCGCGGGTGGAAGGTTTATATCGCGGCTACCAGTACCGTCCTGGGTGACATCTAAAGTAATAGTCCCCTGGATACCGGAGGCTGGCCAGCTGGCAAATGTAACCGTTAGATCGTTTGCTGCGACCGTCATCGCAAAGTTATTTGCCACGGAGTAGTCGAGCGTTGCCGACGCTTCTGTACTCGTCGCTCCCTTGCTGACAAACACCTCAGCGTATGACTGAAGCTTGGCGTTATCGATGATATTGCCGGCCATGTCGATCGTGCCGCCGCTCATGGTGTTCGCCGCGTTGTTCATCACGGCGTTAACGAACACGTCGTTCATCCGCCCGAAGGTTGCGGTAACTGAGTCAGCAGCGGTAAACGTGCCGGCAAGTCCTGCGAACTGTGTCTGTACTGCGCGTTTGAAGTACCTCAGGTGATCATCTGCCGTTGATCTACCGTCAGCCCCGTCGGGGTTTGTCGCAACAAGCGTTCTCAGGTAGGCAGGTAGTGCTGTTTCTAGTCCCATGGTGACCTCTAAAAGTATGGTTGCACGGAGCCAGAGGCGATGGCCTGCTGGTATTCCTTGTTGAGTGAAGAAAGTGCGTCATCGCGCAGCTTGATTAGTTTGGTGGCCTCATTGGCCGATTCCTTACCACGAAGCACGTCCAGGTAGATCCTGATCTTGGCCTCAAGGCGGATCAGGTCATAGCCGTCAACCATCCAGGCGTTGGTTACCGCGTCGGTGGCTGATCTGGAGATAGCCCCGGATATACCGGGCGCGTTCAGGTCCTTGTGGTAGTGCATCAGCATCGGGTAGTCGCCCGAGGCCGTGTTGGCAGCGTTGTTGGGGACGGGGAACAGTCGGAGGTTCGACCCGTCAATAATGGCATACACACGCGGCTCTGATTTGTAGCTGCGGTGATTGTCATGGTCGGCAACCCAGGCGTAGTCACGTTTCGTGAGCACGTCCTTAAAGTTGCCTTCAAGCATCTCCACCAGCTCGTCGCCGATGAAGCCATCCGCTAGGGGATACAGCGCCTGGCCATCTGAACTAGTGAAGGTGCTCGAGGCCTTGTTGAACTTGAACCGCTTATTCCGGTACTTGTGCATTGATGCACATATCGTACGCCGGATCTGCGGTCCAAGATTCGTCTTGTTTAGCTCATCGGCTATATCTGCCTGCATTGTACCGAAGTCGCTCATAATGCTTTACCTTGTGTTCTTACATCCCCAAAAGTGTACCTATCTAAACCACGGAGGTCCTGTATATACATACCTCACACGCTGTGCCGTGGACGTCCTCGCTCAAGTGTTTCGCTCGCAGCGCCTGGAACTTCTCACTATTCCACGCATCCATGAACGACATCTCCGTCACGTGACCCATCGTCAGGCCATCCGCGTGATCCCATCCGCAGGCGGACATCTTGCCGTCCCACGTGATGTGGCCCTCATTGAAAACAGCCCAGCACGGCAACGCCGGTACAGGGTTATCCTTCCGCCCGGTGTTTCCGCCGGTTGGTTTCATCTTGCCTTCCTTCAGTGAGGCGATCAGCGGGGAGTCTTGTGGACCCGCCTGGCCGTACAGAGGTAATGCGTACATCTCGTCGACGTACTCACCCATCTCATCAGCGACGGCCTTCATGCGATCACCCTGATCACCGTTGTATTCAATATAGCTGGCATACAGGCCACATCGGTGTCCGGTCTCTGCTTCAACGGTATCGCGAACCTCCTTGGCCGCCTTCATGTTCTTCAGCATGGCGTGGTACATCTTGCCCTTCACCTGAGCGATCTCGACGAACTGCTCCTCGTCGGCGTAGTTCAGGCTGAACTTCAGACTGTCCAGGCCAGCGCGGAACACGCCCTCAACCTTCTCAGGTGTGGATATAGATCCGTTGGTGGTCAGGAACACGTACGGGAACCCGATATCTTTGGCAAGCTTGATGGCATCAGCCAAACGCTTATCCATGAAGCTCTCACCCAGGTAGAACATGCCGATCTCTTCAACGCCTGCGTCGTACATCTCGTGCAGTAGCCGATCGAGCATATCCCAGTCCATCTCCTGCTGAGATCTTAGGTGATCAGCCCTGGCACAGAAGTTGCATTTAAAGTTGCAGCGACCGGTGAGCTCAATCTTCACCGACTTCGGTGCGGGTATGCTTGGAAACCGGTGTGTTGCCGGTATGTGGTTTACTGCGTCGATCTTCTCTTTAATTCCCATAATTTGTTTCCCCTTAGTGCTCTACACGTTTAAATAAGACCA